AAGGTTCAAGCGGCTGCAGGTGGCACTTACTACACGGGCAACGGATCTGGCGCGCAATCAATTGGTGAATACTATTCCTACATCCAAGGCACGATGCGCGATAAGGCGATGCAGGTTGGAACTATAAATCGCAGTCGCGACTTGATCGCATCGGTTTTGGCATCAACGCCATTGTGCATGTATCGCAGGCGTTGGGATGACGTAGAAAAAGAACTTGTTGATGAACCGATCGCCCCTCGATCATGGTTGCAACAGCCAGACCCACAACTTTCTTATTCCGCTTTCATGTCATGGGTTCTTGATGACCTCATGTTTTTCGGTAGATGCTTTCTCTGGGTTAGTAGCAGGACTAGCGACGGGATGCCTGCGTCGTTCACGCGACTTCCAGCTGCAATGGTCAACACGCTTGACATGTCAGGCCCAGTATTTGCGTTTGGTAAATCAAACGAAATTTATTTCCAAGGCGCGCAACTACCAACCGACGATGTAATTCAGATCATCGGTGGCAATCAAGGCATCTTGTACCAGTCTGAACAAATTATCGCAACATCGTTAGCGCTTGAACAAGCACGTTTGCGCAACGCAAGTTCCGCGCTGCCTGCCGGGGTTTTGCGAACCACGGGCGAACCGCTTTCGTCTCAAGAACTTTCTGATTTGGCGCAGTCATTTGAGCAAGCGCGCAAAACAAATCAGATCGCAGCAATCAACCAGTTTGTTGAATGGCAGCCAACCGATGTTGACGCATCAAAAATGATGTTGAACGAAGCCGCTGAATACCAGTCCAAAGAAGCGGCCAGAATGTGCAACGTGCCATTTTTTCTCAACGGAAACAGCATCGGCTCGTACAGTTACCAATCCAACCAGGGCGCTCGAATGGATCTGCTCGTTTTTGCAGCGCGTTCGTACATGCTGGCCATTGAACAAACACTGTCAATGAATAACGTTTTGCCACAAGGAACAATTGTCAAATTCGACGTGGAATCGTATTTGTCCGAAATGGTTGCAGGCGAAATGGGCGAATACGACGACCCCGAGGAAATGAATCCACCACAAACACCAACTATGGAGTCAAACTAGAAACATGTTGAAACTAATTTCGCACGACCTCACCCTTGACGCATCAAAAGTTGAAGGCGTACCATCACGCACAGTTTCAGGTGTGGCTGTTCCTTACGGTGTCGCCGCAACTGTCAGCGACGGAACAAAAGTCATTTTTGAAGCAGGCAGTCTGCCAACCGATGGCAAAGCACCAAAACTGTATGTCAACCACGATTCCGAACAGGCCGTTGGCATTGTTACCGAGCGCGTAGAAACCAGCGAAGGCATGATGTTTTCTGCACGTTTCAGCAAAACTTCACGCGCCGAGGAAGCGCTACAACTAAGCCTTGATGGAGTCATTGATTCAGTGTCTGTTGGGGTAAATCCCGTGAAATTTAAGATCAAAGACGACGGAACAATGGTTGTCCAGGCTGCCGAATGGATCGAATTATCGCTAGTCACTGGCCGCCCAGCATTTGCTGACGCAGTGATTACACAAGTCGCCGCAAGCGAAGGCGAGAGTATCCCACAAGAAGAAACCGAAATCACTAATATTCAAATAGAAGTTCCAGAACAGGAGAAAGAAACCATGTCCGAAGCAACCCCAATCGAAGCAGCAATCCCAACTTCCCCAGTTGTATTTGCTGAATCAAAGCGCGAATTCAAAATGCCATCAGCAGGTGAATACCTTGCTGCAATGCACATTGGCGGCGACACTTTCCGCAAAGTCAACGCAGCATTTCACGATGCAGCGCGCAAAAATCAATCAGCAATTGAAGCGGTATCGCAGGATTTGACCAGCGACACCCCTGGTCTCTTGCCAGTTCCAGTTTTGGGGCCAGTGTTCCAGAACTACAACTTCCTTCGCCCAACTGTTGCAGCATTTGGTACACGCGCAATGCCACAGGGAAGCGGAATTTCATTCACGCGCCCAAGCATCACCACACCAACCGCAGCTGGCGTTCAGTCAACACAGGGAACAGCAGTCACTTCACAGACAATGGTTCTTGCAGCGAATTCGGTCAGTCGGCAAACGGTCGCCGGGTCGATCCAGATCGCCCAACAAACAATGGACTTTACCGATCCTGCAGCAATGAACGTCATCTTGAATGACCTTGCTGGCCAGTACTTGAAGCAGACCGACAACATTGCTATTGACTACATCGTTTCACAGAAACAGGCTTCAGGGTTCACTTGGACTGTTACCGCTGGCGATGCAACATCGTTGATGAATGCAATTTACGGTTGTGCAGAAAACATTTCATCAAGTACAAACTTGTTCCCTACCCACTTGGTTGTTTCGCCAAACGTATGGGCAAAACTTGGCGCACAACTTGACGACAGCAAGCGACCATTGTTCCCAGCAATTGGCGCACCTGGCCTGATGGGTCAGAACACCCTTGGCGCTGGCAATGCAACTTCATGGTCGGGAATGAATCCGCTTGGTTTGGAAATTGTTGTTGACGGAAACGCAGCATCAAACACAATGCTTGTTGTTCACGGCCCTGCAATTGAACTGTACGAAGCACAACAGGGCATGCGCTCGGTTGAAGTGCCAGACCTTTTGGCTCGCACGTTCTCGTACTACGGTTACTTTGCAACATTCGTTCAGGATGCGCAGAACCCATCAGCGGTTGCAGGTAGCCAGTTCGTTCAAGCAATCACCGTCGCTTAGTAGAAAGGCGGCCTAACCGCCATGGCTACATATTCGGTCACACATAAGCAGTTGCTAGACAACTACGCCGTCATTCAATTACTAACCCCAACGGAAATTGAAGTCGGCCAGTCAATCACGGTCGGAGCAGTAGGCGTGCCATTTAACGGCACGTTTACTGTTTACGATTGCCCTGAATACCTATTCACAGGCGTTGACGGTCAAGGCGATTTGACTTTTGACGAATTCACCCCGATTCCTAATCAGGTGTTGTACGCGGTCACAGGATCAAACGTTGATCGAGGCCCAGCAACTGGGACTGTCACCTATACGCAAACCTGCACATGGATTACAGCAAACGACATTTCCGATTGGTTGTATCTGGCCACAGCAACCGCTGGGGATCAAACGTTCCTAACGATTTGTGCGGCAGCGGCAAACAATTTCATTTGGCGCAGGCGACAGGAAAGCGGATACACAGGCGACAGCCTGACCACAGTTCCATCGCAAGATGTGAAACTTGGAACGATCATGTACGGCGGCGCGCTTTACCGTCAACGCGGATCTGTTGACGCTTTCAGTTCGTTCAACGACATTGGAAGCCAGCCCCCTGTTGCATTGTCAGCAATGGTGATGCAGTTAGTTGGCATCTCTCGCGCCCAGGTGGCCTGATGCCAACCGCTTACACCGATTTACTAAACGAAGCGGTGGATGATCTGGCAGCAACACTTGGCACGATTTCCCCAGCCATCACAATTGTCACCGATCCACGAAACATGCAACCCCCGTGTGCATTTATTAACGCGCCATCGTTCACGACACCATTGATGACAAACAAACGAATCCAGTTGCAATTCCCAATTCAACTGATCGTGCCGGGGCCATTCAACCTTGACGCGCAACGCAAGTTGCTAAACATGACCGCACAGTTACTTGGAAAGAACGTGGCCATCACAGAGGGTCGCCCATCATCCATTGAGATTGGCGGCGCGTTGTACCCTTGCTATGAAGTCATTATCAACATGGAAGCGAGCAGTCTGTGAAATACATCATCAATTCAGTCAAAGTTGGAACGGTCGGCGACGAATTTATCCCAAGTCAGGGGATCAATATCCAAGCCCTAATTGATGGCGGTTTCATCGTTGAGCAATCCACCGACACAGTCAAAAAATCATCTACTATCAAGAAAGAACCAAAGGAGTAAACCCACATGGCAACAACCACTTATCTCTCGAATTTGTCCGCCCTCACGGTCAATTCGGTCAGTCTCGTCGATCAATGCACAGGCATTGTGTTCACCCAGTTGCGCGAATCGCTCGACAAAACCACGCTGGCAGACACTGGCAGAACCTACACAGGCGGCCTGTACAACAACGAATGCACCATGACATTGTTCCAGTCCTACGCAGCGAGCGAGACCTACCAGACCTTGGCAGCACTTGTTGGCACACGCACAACCGTGGTTGCAACAGTCATTGAAGGCGCAGTAACCAAGGTGTTCACCCTGGCTG